TTGCACCATTAAAAAACACGTGGCCATTCCAAAAAGCGTTTACTCTTGATTGACTTATTAAAACATTACCGTTTCCTGATGGACCATAGTCAACACCGTTTTTTATTACTGTTAAAGACCATGATATATCTTTCCAAGCTACGTCTGGACTTGGAGTTGCTACACCAGCAAAAGCTCCGTTTTGTGCTTGAACATTTATTATAGTTCCATTTCCTCCACCGTCTGTCCCAGGTATGTATGTTACGTTTGCAGGTTGAGCAAATGTTGGCGCAACGTTTATTAATGAAACTGGTTGTTGAGTTATAAAAGATTGCACGCCGTTATAATTTACTTCAAATGTAAAAGAATAAGTTTGTTTTGTTGCGTTTTGATTACTAAAATATAAATAATCTTGAGCAGTATTTCCTAGTTTTACGTTGTAAGTATTGTCAGCGTTGTTTACTAAAACAAAACTAGTAACAGTATCTCCATTATAATCTACGACACTATGTAATTGCAATTGAGGTGGTGTTGTAGCAGAGTAAACAATATCGTTACCAAATTGATCTAATATTGTAAAATCAGCACTTAAAATTTCTGAATTCAAGTCTAATGATTCTTCAAATGCACTTGCGTTAAATCCACTTAAAGAAACAGCGTCTGCAGTTCCACCTAAAACAGCTTGGTTTAATTCAGTTATTAAACCTTCAGATGTAGTTTCCCAAAATATATCTAAATTAGAATTAACACCGTCAGTTTCCATTACAGCTAATTGAGGCATAGTGACCCAGTCATAAAGTATACTATCGTTTGTAGGTGTAAATGTTAATACGTCAGTTACAATTGTTCCTTCTAAATTATTACTTAGTGTTATTTTCCAAAAACCACTATCTGTTATTGCTCCAGTTATTATAGTTCCGTCAGGTACGCCGTTGCCTGTTACGGTTTGCCCAGCAAATATACTATTTCCAGCAGCAAAAGGACTTGATTGTGGTGATATACTAGCTAAAGTTATACCAATAGTATTTAAGCCACCTAAAGATGTAGAACCTACTGTGCCTGTTGTTATAATTGCTTGTATTCCAATTTTTTTAGATGGTGTGTTTATTCTAGCTATTAAAGGATTTGATACTACATTATAAAAATCTGGGCTACCAACATAACTTGCTGTAGGTATTCCATCAAATAAATCTCTATCAGTACCAATAACACTTACTATAGGTGATGTTGGTCCTGGGTAATACTGTATGTTATTTAAGTTAGTTACTGTGCTAGCTAAGTTTTCAACTCTACCATGCAGGTTGATACTACTTCTAAATTGCTTTTGCTCCGGTCCAACTTCTGTTAAATCTCTAGGTACTTTATTTATATTATCACTTATCAATACCGCGTGTGAAGTTTTTCCTAACTCTTTTAAAGGGTCGTTAGGATATGCAGCCATTATACCTGGTAAATAAACATTGTAATATTCTTGCTCTGTTTGTTTTACAACAATTTTATACGAATACCAACCTAAAGGATTATAACTAACACTTTCCATGTCTCCATTATATATACCTGTAGAGCCTCCTGGTATAGGATTATTAAATAAAACTTTTAATGAATTACCTGGAAAAGTATCTGCAGTTATATTATTATTTATATAATCTGAAAAAACAGTTGATCCTAAATATTGTTCATTACCAAATTCCACAGAACTATCACTGTTAGATAAAATAACAGTAGATGATCTACCAAACTTGTCTGACAATACTATACCAACTTGATAATTTCTATTTTGTTTAAGTGAAGAATTAGGGTATTCTATTTTACTTGTAGTATATCTAACATTGCTTGGAGCTTCAAAAGTTAACGTGGTTGCGTTATTTATAATGCTAGTTGTTGCGTTGCTTATAGTGACACTTGTAGACGTAAAGCTTACAATAACAGTGTTGGCTGGAATACCGCCGGCTGTAACTACATAACCATTTTGTATCGATAGACCTGCAGCTAAAGTATTTATGTTTATTGTTTCGGCGCCACTCGCTGTTGAACCGTTTGTTGTAGCTGTGGCTGAACCTAAATCAAATGTAGATTTTTGACTAACAGCAACATTATAATCTATAGTAGATGGTGGTATATGTTTATTTTCAAAGTTTCCATAAACAATTCTGTTACTTATAACTTCTTGAGCCAATGCTCTAACTGGTACTTTGTCGTATGTTCTGGTTGTTTCAGATGAAGGTAAAACTTTGTAAGGTTTTGTAGACTGATATTCATATTCATAAACAGTTCCGCTTGTAACTTGGGCTTGAACTCTAGCTATTGACACGCTTTCAATTACGTTTATAATATTTGAATCAGATTCTTTAAATAAGATGTCTATATCTGTTACTTTTAAAGTAGTTTCCATTAAAGTAGAAGTATACGGCATAGGTATTCTAAGCACGATCTTATTTACCTTGTTTTCCATGAACTCTACAACTGTACTTCTATATGTATCTTCTTCATCTTGTATATCAAGAGGTGGAGAAGCAGCTATTTCTGTTCCGCTAGGTAAAGGATTTTGCTTATTCATAAAGTAACCATCTTGCTTAGGCACAAAACACTCTTGTGTAAATGGTGACATTATAGAGTATTCACCGTCTATAAATTTAAACCTATAAGCAAATCTTACAAACCTATCTCTTAAATAATCTTTATCACCGTTGTAATCAGGATTATAATATGGATTAGAACTAAAAATAATTTCAAAATCATCTTTATCAATTGATGGCGCCGCTATAGTATCACTAAGTGTCACTGTCCAAAACGTAGCGGAACTAGAAGCTATAGAGCTAGCTGTTAAAATATTCGAACTTGAGTCAACTAAATATTCAATAACACCAGTTGATATATTTCTTTTAGCTACTGTTACACCTGGAGTAGCACCTGTGCCTGTAGCATTCACAGCTATGTCTCCTACAAATCCTGATTTTAATATTTTAATTTGGTTTTGTCCGCTAGCAGCATCGCTTTCTAATCTACCTTGGCCTCCGTTAGGATAATACAAACTAACGACATCATACATTGTAGTTTCATATTCGTTAGATATAGAAGATTCTTTATAAAGCTGTATTGATTGGTAAGGGTTATATTTTGCTACAGATATTTGTTCTTCTATAGTATAATAATTTGAAACACCTTGAGAATCTACAGTTGAAGAAGCTAATGTTACATTTATGACTCTTGGTTGATTTCTGTTGTCTGTAAAATATAATAAATCTTCTAATATGTTTACTCCAGTTATAGGAAATGCTGTTGAAAAATTTAAAAAATTACCTTTAACAAGAATTGTAGATGATTCTGTTAAAGCATTGTAAACAACTATAAAGTTTTTTTGAGTAGTATTATATGATAAATTAGAACTAGTATTGTTTGTTAAAAAAACAAAAACCCTATTGTTTATTTCATCAGAACAATAGCCTATGGATACTATATCATTAGCTAAGGTTAAAGTTCTAAAGTCACTAATCAAAGAATTACCTAAAACATTTTCTAGCGCACCAACATTAGCACCTTCAGATCTACTCACCTGAGCGTTCATTGCGTTTCTATATTCGTTAGCTTGTAAAAGTCGATCATCACGATCTTTATTCATTTTACCAGTAACAAAACTATTAGTTGCTTTTGCCATTAAATTTTAGTGTTTTAACCATTTAGATTTACCTCTCATTACTTGAGTAAATTCTTCTAATTTAATATTTGATAATCTTATCTTAGCGTTTCTAAGCGCTGCTCTTCTGTCTTTCTTAAATCTTTGTACTATGTTATCAGCTATATTAGCTCTGTTAGCTAATAGATTATATGATATACTTAAGTACATTGCTTCCTCTGCCATTTTAGGTACTCTAGTGTCTAAGTCGTAAGCTAAGCCATCAGATATGTATTCTACAACTATTAACTTATTAACTAAGTTACTAGAAAAAGTAAACTTACCTTCTCTTTCATTTATACCAAACCAACCGTTGCTATTAGCATATTGTGGATTAATACCATACAAAGCGCCCCAATTCCAAGGACCACTTCCAACTCCATAGTCTTCAAACATGTAACCATTATCAACCCAGTTTTGATACCATGAAGAGTTTATTAAAGCTTGATTAGCTTCTTGCCATCTTTCAACTGTTATAGAAGTTCCTTCTAGGTTTTCACCAAAACTATCTTGTGTTGGTAAACCTGTGTCATCTTGTAATAATTTAGTATAAGGATTTGTTGTTAAATTATTATTTGGATATAAAGGTCTTTTAACACCCATTGAATCAATATAACACAAGCTTACGTAGTTTACATAGTCTTGCGGCATTACTAAAGATAAGCTTTCAGGTACCGTAAGCTCTTGTGATTTAATACTTTTTAAAGTATCATAGCTAAATTCTTGTAAAGATCTTTTTGCAAAAAACAATACATCAGATTTTTTAGCTGTTTGAATTATTTTACCATCACCTACATAACCCACCATGTAGTTATTAATTATATCGTTAAGTTTAACGTATTTGTAACTTCCATAGTTTTCTTCTACTGCATCTCCAATAGCTTCTTCTTGTATAGTGCTAGCGTATTGACCACCATCTAATATTTTTAATTGTACAATTATAAATAAATTATTTGCAGGAGCTGCGTTAAAAGTTATAGTGTTGTTAACTACGCTGTATTGTAAAACATATTCAGACCATGTGCCAGGAACTCCTGTTGTGCTAGTGTATATTTTAAAATTATTTAAAGTGTATTCAGCAATTATTGGATTCCAATTACCAAATACCAAGTCTGTATCAAATGTAGTAACAAAAGGTCCTGTAGTTCCATTGCCTCTGAAACCTTGAGATCCTTGATAATACTGTTGATTTGTTTCAGTTATTGCCATGTCTTATTAAGATTTTATATTTTGTTCTATCTCTTGTGCTTCTGCAGCAGCTGATTGTATTATTGTAGGATCGTTTATTATTAATCCACAGTATTTTAATATACCTATTATTAAGTTTGTTTGCTCTGATATATCTAATTCAAAGTTTACTGATGTGTTAGAATATATGTATTGACCTAGGTTACCAGTAGTAAACTTCCACTCTGGTGCTACTGGTGTAAACAAAGCGTTTATGCTTAAAGCGTTTGGCTGAGGACTAACTTTTATAAGTACAGAATTATTTGGCCCTGTGCCTGTTGTGCATAAAGGATATTGCATAGTTGGAGCTGTCAATGTAGATCTTGTGATCTTAGAAAAATCACTTTGACTAGCTAACTCAGTAATAGAATCATACTGAGGATTTGTTGTATTATATGTAGATATTATTTCACCTAATTTAAATATAGTTCCAGCTCCTACGTATTCCCAACCTAGGATACCAGCACCTGCGTTATAAGTAAATGTAGCTGTTCTTTCAAAAGGATATAGTTTATATGAAATGTCTTTAAACATGTTAAAAAACTCTGTATCATTTTGAGTATTGTTTTGGTTTTGACGGTTTACTTGGTTTCCATCTGGAAAATATGATTCAAATATTTCGTCTTGAACTAAAGTAGCTAAGCTATTAAACTCTGCTGGAGTTACATAACCTCTTTGCTCTTTGTTTAATATGTACAAGACTGTTGTATATACTGTATTTATATTTACCATTGTTTTTTTTTATTATAATATTGGGCCCGAGTAAACGAGCCCTATATTAGTATCACTTGTTTTTATAGTTTTTTATCTATAGATCTATAAACTTCTACACCTTCGTCAGTTTTTAACCATGAGGCAAACGCTGAATAAGGATTTTCATCAAATGGAACATTCATTAACTTTCTATCATTTGTTCCCCATGTAAAAGATCTTTGATCTCCAGATATTTTTATTATACCCATTTCAACTGCTCTTATAGCAAAGTTTCTAAGTTGCACATTTTCATCATTAGCTAATGATATAAATAACTCAGGGTTGTTTCTAGCAAATAAGATTACGTCTCTTTTTATTTCTTTAGAACTCATTTCATTTACTTTAGAACCTAGTTCAACTCTTAGTATTGCTTCAGCAAAATCAACCTCCATAGTCATAGCTGAATTCATTGCTTTTACTTGATCATTTAAAACTTCTAATTGATCTACAGCTTCTTCTACAGCACTATATTCTTCATATGCTTTACCTTTTAAAGGGTGATATAAAGATAATAATTTTTGTAAGTTTTGTTTAGATTTATCTACTTTCAAAGTACCATTGTCAAAACGTATGTGACCCATAGTACATTCACCTTTTTGCTCATCTACAAGTGGTGAGTCTTGATTTGTAGCATATTTTATTTCTCTTTGTTTTCCAGTATTTTCATCAAAATAAAGCAACGCATGCTTTCTAGTGTGTTTACCTGGTATAGTATATGTTAAAGGTGTTTTGTTACCTTTAAGAAAATATACTCTGTCTTTTATTTCCCAACTTGGTTTAGCTGGTTTTGTAGGTGCGGTTTTTACTGCCACCTCTTGAGGTGCAACCTCAATAGTTTCTGCTTTAGCTTGTTTAGCCATAATATAATATAATTAAATAGTTTATAAAAGTAATAATTACCCCCGTTAATACAACGAGGGTAAGAATTACATTAGTGTTGAATCAATTAGATTCCTCTGAATAATACAAAGTTGTTAGCAGCTTGAGTTACTAAACATCTTTCTGATAGGAAGTTTACTTCCATAGCATCAAGAGTTGAAGTCATTGCTCCACCTGCAGAACCAGTTAACCATGATTTCATTCTTCTATCATCAGCTTGAGACGCTCTGTATCTTACGTGTAAGAAAGGTCTTCTGATGTTAGTTCCTAAAATTTGATCGTAAACTGTAGAAGTTCCAGCTGGTACTAATACACCTTCAATTGAGTTGATACCTACGATACCACCTCTTGTAGAAGCGTCGTTTAAGTATTTCCAATCTGTTTTGTAAAAGTCATAAGAACCTCTTCTGAATCCTGAGAATCCAAGATTTAAAGCCATTTCTTCTGAGTTTTCAAATAAACCAAAAGCAGTTCCTCCAGCGAATCCACCAGAGATGCTTGCTAGCATATCATCAAAATCTAAAGAAGTTTGTCTTTGTAAGAAAAGCATGTTTTCTTCAATTGCTCCTTGAGTATCTAAGTTTTTAAGAATTGCATCAAAATCATCAAGACCTGCAGCAGCAGTAAATCCTGTTTGTACATTTCCTCTAGACTGTATAGCAGCAAATAAACCTTCTGAACCTGGGCTAGCAGCAATTCCTGCAGCACCACCTACTTGGTTAAATTCAGCTTCTACCATACTCATTTCTAGGTAATCTTCAAAACGTAGTCTTGTTTCAGACTCAGCTTTTAAGTACCATAAGTATCCAGAAGTTCCATCTTCAGTTGCAACTTCAACCCAACCGATTTGTGCCATATCAGAACCATTAACTACGTATTGGTTTCTTAGGATAATTGGTGAGTTAGAAAATTGAGTTAATACTGGATCAATAGATATTCTAGCTTGGTTAGCACCACCAGCAGCAAAAGCGCCAGCCATACTTTGACCTTTTTGGTAATCAGAACCATATACAAATATCTTAACCCCAACACCTGCTAAAGCAGCTGCGATTTGATTGTTATCAAACGGTTGAAAGTTAATTGCACCAGCAGCAAGACCAGAACCAGCATAAGCACCAGAATCAGTAACAATACCTTTTGATTCAGCTCCTGAAACAGGATTTAAAACAACGATAGTATCGTTAATTGACATTGTGTTTACAGCAGGAGCTTGTACAGTAATAAGACTTGAAGTACCAGCAGCGTTAGCTACAACAACTCCAGAGTAAGATACATGTAATCTATTTTGTTCAGACCAAATTACTTGATCAGATGTCATTGGCATTTCAGCGCCAACCATTCTTAAGAATCCAGATAGAGTACGGTTTCCGTATCTTTCTACTTCTTGTTCGTAAATTTCAGGTAAATATTGTTGAGCAAAAGTGTTTGTGTCACCTGCGCCAGCACCACCGTTAAACTGTAGGTAGTTGCTGTTCAATATCTCCTGTACCGAGGAAGGAATTAACCCTCCAAATTGTGGATTTAAAGCCATTTTTGTTAGTTTTTTTAGTTAAATTTTCTTGTTTTTATTTTTAGTTTTGTAGAGTCAGCACCACTAATCGCTTTCACTTTCATGCCGTTAATAAATACTTCACCTTGAGATTTTCTAGCTTGAGAATCTACAGGGTTTTTAGACTTAGTAACAACGTCTTTAATAGCATCAGCTTTTCCTTGCTCATAAAAATGAGCCGCGATCTTGTCTACATTGTCAGCAGCATACATAGCTTTGTGATAACCTTTAGTATCAGTAACATTACCCTCTGTGTCTAAGAACTTCCCGACTAGGTTATTAATGTTTGATTGGTTTTCAGCAACTTTATCTTTATTTTGAATATTGTACTTATAATTTGTTTCACCAACCTTAATATCGAAACCTTCGAAATCGTTGTTGAAAAGTTCTTTAGTACTTTCTTTAAATTTAGCGTGTTGTTGCTCAGCTGTTTCTTGCTGCTTATTATAGCGATTGAAAAAGTCCATAGCTTTTTGTTGGTCCTGAGTTACGCCGGGTCTCAACTTGATTTCGTCGTAATATTTCTTTTTCGTTTCCTCTAAAAAGTTTTTTGCTTTTGCAATCTCTTCTTTTTTAGCGAGTTTCTTTTTACGGACGTCACGCTCCTCGTCCAAGTCTTCATCAAATGAAAAATTATCTTCCATGATAAATCCTATTTCTTCCTCGTTTAAATGAGGTTTAGCTTTTTTATAGTATTCTTTTAATAAAGTATTTTCATCAACGCTACTATAATCAGCATTTAATCTTGTATAATCTTCTATAGTTCCACCAGTTTCTTCCATAAACGAAACTAATTTTTCTATATTTTCAGGTAACTTTTTACCTAATATTCTTTCGTCTTGTATAGCTTTTGTTACTTCTTTTTCAACTTCTTTAACTTCAGTTTCAGTTACTTCTTTGATCGGAGAAAACCCTTCAGTAGTCTCGTTGGACTCTTGTACAGGTTCTCCCACCTCTGCGCTATCTCCGGATGGTTTTTCCACAGGTACTTCCTTTGTTTCTCCGATTTGAATGGCATCTTCTTTAGGTATTGTTACTTTAGTTACTTCAGGTACTGTTTCAATTAAAGGTTCTTTTATGTTAACTTTAATTGGCTCATCACTTTGTTTTGTTAATTTTTTAGGTGTTTTCTTTTTTGACTTTATTTTAAAGTCACCTTCCTGTTTAACAGGTTCATTTGTTTTTGTTTCTGACATAATATAATATAATTAAATAATTAAATAATTAAGCAAAAGCTTGCATGTCCATACCGCCTTTTTCTTCAAAGTTTATAGGTGGATCATCATTTTGTCTTTGTGCTATTAATTCACTTTGTTGCGTGCCTTCCATTTTAATACGCTTATCTTTACGATCTTCAATTTCTTGTTCTTTTTGTTTTTGAGCTTGAGCTTCTAGCTTTTTTAATTCTAAATCAAACTTATGTTGCATTTGCATTTTTTGCTGATCTAATTGGTGAGCAGTATTCATGCGTTGTATTTCCATTTGATTTTTAGCTTGCTCTAATTTTACTGTAGCTCCAGATATAGCTTCTTGCTTTTGTACCTCAGCCATTGCTGTTTTTTCTGCAGCTTGAGCTTGAGCATCTGCCTGGGCTTTAATATTAGCTTGTTGTGCTAATTGATCTTGTTTAGCTTTAGCTTTACGTTTAATCTTAAGCATTTGATTAGCTAATTTAAGATTTTTTATTTGTCTTAAATCTATAGCATCTTCTAAATCAATACCTCCTTTTTGTAAAGCAATTTGTATATTTTGCTCTAGTTGTTGTTGCTCTTCTTCATCTGGTTCTAATTCTAAAAATATACCAAAGTCATGTAGGTTTAAATTAGATACTTCTATTAAAGTATTTACGTTATAGTTAGATATAGAGTTTTGCAACGAAGCAGCAGTTAATGGAAACTCTAAAGCATCAGCTATTTTTAAAGCTATGTTTTCTGCTATTATAAGACTTATATATAAACTAGACTGCTTAATATGTCTTGTAGCAACGTTAGACGCGTTAGCAGCTATCTTTTGTAATCCTACTAACGTTTGTTTGTCTGGTGTACTACCATCGCGAGCTTCGTTAAGTCCGGTTACATCACGTATCATTTGTAAATAATACTGATATGTATTAATAAGACTTTGTATTTTTTGTTGACCGCTAGAACTACTAAGTTCTTGTATTGGAACTTTACCAGCATTCATATCACCATCTTGTGTAAGCGATCTACCAACAATACTACCAGTTTGGAAGTACATGTTAAGTGCTTCTGCTGGATTATAATTTGTACCATTACCTAAATCAACCTCTGCTAAACCATCCATATCTAAATAAACACCGTCTGGTACTATTCTAGACATAACTTGTTGTAGCTTTAAATGTGTTAATTGAATCATATCAGCAAAGCCTATACATTTACTAACTAATGATTCTATTCTGCCTTTGTATATTCTAGGCGCACATATAGCATAATTCATTTTAACCTTTGTAGTATCTGCAGTAGGTCTTGACATGTTTTCTGCAAGTTCCCACTTTAACATAGTATCAGTACCTAAAACTTTAGCACCGCTATATAAAACTTCTATAGATCTTGATACTCTTTCAAAGTTTTCATTTTCTGGTGGATTAAATGTGTCTGGCTTTTCTAAAGCTTTCATTAACCCTTGTTCTGTTTGTTTAATTTTAAATACTTGGTTGTGATATGTTTTATAATCAAAGTATAAAACTTGAACAGTGTTTTCATCATAATCACCCCAACCAGTAACGTAAGATCTGTTACCTGGCATTGCTTGTATTCTTTTTAATTCTTCTTCAGTAATATCTGGAAACTCTTTTTTAAGTTCAGGTATTGTTATAGCTTTTAGTTCACCAACATAATATATGTCTTCAAAGTTAGGATCTTCAGAATATGAATATACCATATAAGCAGGATCTACGTAGTCAACTGTAATTCCTTCAGCTGTATTAAAATTAGTTTTAGCAGCACCAATACCACAAACAGTTAAGTCCATGTTTATTCTGCGTTTAACTAAATCATATTTGTTTTGAGCTAAAACAGTAGATATAGCTTCTTCTTCTGCTATTTCAATTGACTGTTTGTAACTAAGTTGCATGTGTAGCTCTAACTCTTCTGCTGTTTCTGGTATCACGTCTTTATTTGGGCTTTGATACAAATCAATACCTAATGTTGAGTTTAAAGAATCTAAATATTCTTTAGCTACCATATCTTCTTGTAGTCTTGAAGCGTACTCTGTTCTTTTCTTTATAGATTCAGGGTCTTGAGCATAAGCTTTTATATCGTAACTTTTATTTGATATACCATTTACAACTATATCAACAAACTTAGATAATATAGGAACTGGCTTCCAGTCTAAATTAAGATAAGACAAATCACCATTAATAGATAATTCATCTTTGTATTTTTGTATACTTTGTTCACCACGAGCGTACAGTCTTAATTGGTGAAATTGATTCCAATTAGTTAAATATCTGTTACCAGAAGTTCTGCCTTGACCAAACCACTCATATTCTATCGCCATAGCAACTTGACTTCCGTATTCCAAACTTGCTTTTTCAGCATCACTTACTACTTGACTAGGGAAAGCACTGTTTGTGTTAGTATATATATTCATTTAACTTATAATTTTTGATGTAGTTCCTTGATTGTTGTATTTTTTAATACCTAAATCTATTGCTTTTAATTCAATTTTATTCACTGGTGAATACCTATGTTTGTTGCAAGCCATTAAAGCTAGGCCTGAACTAATAGAAGCATCATGCGATGTTCTATTGTTTATATTAAATTGAGCCCAGTCTTCTAATGTTCTTTGAAAATAAGTATCACCATAGCCTGTTTCTCTTTTTCCAACAAAGTTTTCTATATATGTTTCTATAGCAGAAGCGTGAGCTTGTTTTATGTCTTCACTAGAGTTAGGTATTCCACCTATTTCTTTTTCTGTTATAGATAATTTGTTTCTTTTTTTATCAGGTCTGTTCATAGCAAAACCTCTGTAGCCTCTACGTTTAAAATAATAAAGTAATCTAGGTTTGTTGTTTTCTGCTAATATTGGCATACCATAAAACACGCAAGCCATAAGCACATCTTCAAAAAATATCTCAGCCGTTTGCGGACGAGCGATATATTCTAAGAAGAAATGATTTGGTGGTACTTCTTCCATGCTAAACTTAGTTAAGCCATGTAAAGAACCATTAGAACCTCTCTTGTCTACTGTACCTGATATATCATATGGATCACAACCAAAAGCGCCACAATGTTCATTGCCAGGATAATTAACACCGTGTTTAATAAATCTTTTGTTTTGAAGATGTACAGGTGGAACCCAAGTAATTAAAAATCTACCATCTTTATTTGGCATAAAAATTACTTTACTATCCTTTTGTCCGTTTTCCCATTGAAAACTACCTTTAGTTACTTGCTTAAAGTTTTGAACATCTTCATTAAAATCTATTTGTTGATAGATCTTAGTTAGATTAAATAAAGATTGTTTTGATTCATCTCTGAAAGCATGTTTAGTAGTACGTGGGAATTGTCTGTAAAATTCATTTAATCCATCTTGATCTTCTTTTAGACCTTCTACTTCGTTGTTCCAATATTCAATAACCCCAATTTTGATTGGCGTTCCATCAGGTCCACACACTTGTTTTGATGGGGTATCGAAGACAGGATGGCCATAAGAATCAATGTATCCCTCGTAATTCCATTCCATAGGTATGAACAAAGAATAGAGTCCTGAACGAGTTTGTCCATTTGCGTTCCTTTTGTTAACGTCTGAGTCATCATATAATTTTTTAAAATTCCTACCTCCTTTGTCTAAAGCATTTGATGTTGATCCCATCATGCACTTTCCAATAATTTTTGATCCTAATCTAAGGGTGGTTTTCGTAACCCTCCAGTTGTTTTGGATGTCGTTGGGCCTTTCCCACTTCCCCGATTCATCATGGACGAGGAGCCTGAGCTTCTCACCATCGTAGGCATTATCACCGGTGTTTTTCCAGTCGATTGTGGTGTCCAAGCCTGTAATGGTTTCGGTTTTGTCGGTCGAGACGATACTTCTTCTGGTAAATTTGCTGGCTGGGACTCTGTAGGCAAGCTCGGTCTTTGGACGGTCCATACCGTCCTGGATCGGTTTGAAAAAGAAGGGATAATTAACGGATATTGGTACGACCTTATCAGTGAACATCTTCTTAGCATCGGCGCCAGATTTGGACAAAATCCCAAAACGTGCGTCGGTTGATATGGTCGCCATATTAACGCATTCACCTGATGCCATGAACGAAAAGCCTGAACGTCTGTTCTTGAGATAGGACATACCATAACACCGTGTGTCTGCCACACATGCGGCCCAGAATATGAAAAAGAGACGGTTTGCTTCTCTAAAATCTGGCTGCCCAACATCAATCTTGGACCACTGCAAGTACATATAATGAGTGCCAGTAATGTAAGTAGGGATACTTTTATTAAAGTACCAGAAACCTTCTTCTCTACGA